GCATGCATCTGAGATTCAAACTAAATTGCAGAAAGAAATTAAAAAATCTAAAAAGAAAAAATAATGCCGTACGGATATAGCAAATCGGGTGATAAAATTACCGTTTTCAAAAAGAAACCGGATGGTTCTACTGAGGTAGTAGGACATACTACACCTGCTAAATTAAAAGGATATTTAGCTGCTTTACATATTCATTCTAAAGATATGAATGAAGCTGATATAATGGATCCTAAAGAAAAAGCATTAACTAGATCTGCATTACAAAAAGATATTGAAGCTAAGAAATTGGCTTTAAAAAATGCAGAAAATAAATTAAAAAATTTAAAGGAATTTAGTTTATCTAATTATGTTAAAACCATATTAGAAGCCGAAGGTGATGAACCTAAAGAAGACGCTCCGGAAGATGCAGCTACTATGTCCGCCCCTGATGATAAAGGTGCTGGCAGTGAGGATGCACCGGCAGAAGATGAAAAGGATACTAAAACATCTAAATCTGATAGTTTAGAAGTAAAATTTAATATGGCTAAGGTTATGAAATATAACCAATATCCAGTAACCGATAATGTAGGTACTGTAACCGGAGTAACTAAAAATGGATTAAGTGTTCAAGTAGGAGATAATGTTATTTTTGTAGACTTTGAAGATTTATTAGACTAATGAATAAACTAAAAGCATATTGGCAATTAATTAAATTATTACCTAAAAGATTTCGAACTCCAATACAATTGGCTAGATTATTTTACATAATAACGAAAATTAAAGAAGGACTAAAAAAAGCTAAAAAGGAAGACGCCAAGTGAAAATTTGGCGTTTTTCTATTTTTGTATATATTTATTAGAAATACATTATCGTTCCGATCATTTATCGGAACTTTCTTTTATATAATGTAACTACTTTTTGTGTAATCCCATTATAGTTACTAATAACTATATTTCCAATTTAAAAAAATTATGGACAAATTATTAAAAGAGGCTATTGCCGATGCAAAGGCTGTGCGTGAAACTGCACTTGCTAATGCTAAAATCGCGCTCGAAGAAGCATTCGCGCCGAAATTGCAGTCTATGTTGGCTGCTAAAATCAATGAAGAAGAAGATGAAATGGAAGACGAAGAAGAAACCACTGATGAAGGCACCGGTCTTGGTGTAGATTATCTAGGTGAAAAAGAATCCGATGATCAAGAAGAAGAGATGGGTGAAGCGGCTAGTGAAGAAGGCGGATCCGAAGAAGCTACGGGTGACGACGAAGATCCCGATGAATCTTTAGATCTTGAAGCTATTATTCGTGAGCTTGAACAGGAAGCTAAGAGTGAAGATGAAAATGAAGAAGATATGACTGAAACCGAGGATAAAGACGATGAAGACATCAATCTTGATGAACTTCTAGCATCTTTATCCGAAGAAGAAGAAGAGGAAGAAGATATGGACGAAGCTAAGAAAATGAAAAAAGCTGAAATGGATGAAGCTAAAGATGATGAAGATGAAGAAGAAAAAGTAGAAGAAATTTCTCGTCTTCAAGCTGAATTAGCTGAATACCGTGATGCAGTTGTATTCTTGAAAGACAAAATCAATGAAATTAATCTTTTAAATGCTAAATTACTCTATACAAATAAATTGTTTAGATCTAATTCATTAACAGAAGCTCAAAAGATGAAAGTACTTGAATCTCTTGATAGAACCAAAACTGTACGTGAAGTAAAATTAGTATATTCGACTTTAGCTGAATCATTCGCTGAAACTTCAGGTAAGACTAAGAAAAAGATTGCCGAATCTTTAGGATTTGCATCTAAATCTTCGGGTAAAACTCAAAAGGCAATTATAACCGAAGGAAATTCGTTGGCTGCTCGATTCCAAGAATTGGCTAACATTAACAAGAAAAAGTAATTATTAACAATTTAAAACCATTTTAAAATTATGGATAACAAATCATTAAATGCGTTGCTAAGCGAGAATACCGATTATTTAGTAATGCAAAATCAAACTAAACCGCTTATTAATAAGTGGAAAAAGACCGGTCTTTTAGAAGGTCTTGAAAATCAATTTGAAGTATCCGGTATGGCCGTTCTCCTTGAAAACCAAGCAAAACGCCTTATTGCCGAAGCAACTACCACAGGTACCACTTCACAGTCTGAAGCATGGTCTGGTGTAGCTCTCCCGTTAGTACGTCGTATTTTCGGTGAGATTGCTGCTAAAGATTTCGTTAGCGTTCAGCCGATGAATTTACCTTCTGGTCTCGTGTTCTTCCTTGACTTCAAATATTCTGCTACAGGTGCTCAACCTGGATTTACTGCTAATTCATCTATTTTTGGTGGAACTGGAGCTAGCTTCGGTCGTACTGATGCTGCAACTGGCGGTCTTTATGGTGCCGGTCGTTTCGGATTTACCTCTAATGAATTATCTGTAACGCAAACCGTTACTACTAGTTCAGTAACTCTAGATGACTTGAATAATGATTCTGCCGTTTGGAACGGAGGTTCTATTACAGGTTCTTATAAGAAAGTAGCTATCCCCGTTACTACTTTATCTGGTTCAGATGCAACGGCTGTTAGAGCATTTGTATTAGAATCAGGTACTGCTACTATTAATAGTTATTTACCTGCATTTAGTAAAGTATCTAGTTCTAATTATGTATTCATCGTATCTGCTTCAGGAGCTATCGGTGCTGCTGGTACTGTTAAATTCAATTATCTAGTTCAACCTGTACAGGATTCTAGAGGTGATTTCGAAGATTTGAAACAGCCGTGGGATTCGACTGGTGGCGGAACTGGTAACATTACTGGTTCTACTTATGCTATTCCAATGATCGACCTTCAAATGAAGTCTGAGCCTATCGTTGCTAAGACTAAAAAGTTGAAAGCACAGTGGACTCCTGAAATGGCGCAAGATTTGAATGCATACCACTCAATTGACGCTGAAGCTGAATTAACCTCTATCCTTTCAGAATATATCTCTATGGAGATTGACCTTGAAATTTTGGATATGTTAATTGGTAATGCTTTAACTGTCGATCGTTGGTCTGCAATCAATAACCGTTATTGGACCGGTACGCAATGGACTGGTTCGGGTGGTACTACTGGTTTAGGTTTCTATAACCAGCAAGGTACCTGGTTTGCTACTTTGGGAACCAAACTACGTAAGGTTAGTAACACCATTCACCAGTTAACTATGCGTGGTGGGGCTAACTTTGCTGTAGTATCCCCACAGGTAGCTACTATCCTTGACTCTATTCCTGGGTATGGTGCTACTGATCGTGGCGAAAAAATGAAATTCGCTATGGGTGTGCAGAAGATTGGTAACCTCGCTAATCAGTATGATGTATACGTTAATCCGTATATGACTGAAAACCTTATCCTTTTAGGATTCCGCGGTTCTCAGTTCCTTGAAACTGGTGCAGTTTACTCACCGTATATTCCGTTGATGATGACTCCGCTTGTATATGATCCTCAGACATATACTCCGAACCGTGGAGTTATGACCCGTTACGCAAAGAAAATGTTGCGTCCGGAGTTCTACGGTTTGATACAAGTAGAAGGTCTCGAAACTCTCTAATTTTAATTAGATTGATTTTGATCAAAGATAAGGCGTCCCGTAAGACGCCTTTCTTTTTTTCTAACATATTTATAAAGGAAAATAGAAACACAATGAAGATAAATAAAAGAAACGTGACTTTACTGTTATACGCTTTTACTTGGTTGGCATATATGATAAATGTTAGTTAAATTTTGAATAGCAGTACCGAATTAATTGATCTAGTAAAATAATTTGATTTTATATTTATAATTAAAAAAATTGTTATGGAAAATCCTATTGCTAAGGAGAAACGCAAACCCAAAGGCCCTATTAAATTTAATATAACATTAAACGAAGAACAGAAAGAAGCTAAGGAACTTATATTAAATAATCCTATAACGGTTTTAAAGGGAATGGCGGGGTCTGGAAAAACTTTATTAGCTTGTCAAGTTGCATTAGATATGTTATTTAAACGTGAAATAGATAAAATAGTTATAACCAGACCCACAGTAGCCAGAGAAGAAATTGGATTTTTACCTGGAAATTTGAAGGAAAAATTAGATCCGTGGTTGGCTCCTATTTATTCTAATCTATATATTCTTTATAACAAAGAAAAAATAGATCAATTGTTAGATGAGGGTATAATTGAAGTATTACCTTTCGCATTTATGCGAGGACGTACTTTAGTCAATTCATTTATAATCGTGGATGAAGCACAAAATGTTACACACGCACAAACTGAAATGATAGTAAGCCGTTTAGGATTAGGTAGTAAAATGGTTATTTGTGGTGATACATCTCAAATAGATTTAAAGAATAAAAAAGATTCTGGTATGGGATTTTTTACTACTTTAGAAACTAAAGTTAAAGGATTTAAAATCTTCACATTAAAAAAGAATCACAGACATCCCATCGTACCGGAGATATTAGAAATTTACAAAGAATATCAAGATTGATTATTTAAAAATCTTCAATATATATAAGATATATGCAAATCAAAAAGTATTTGACTTGGGATCAAATTGAATATTTAATTCAATGGGATTCTAATCCATATCTTTGGGAGGAAGTATATGTACTTATAGAAGTAATAGAAGAAGCCGGGGGCGAAGGCGGTCCTATAGGTCCTGCGTATGAAAAATTACCGGAAGAGAAAAAGAAGAAGTTAATTAAACTTATTTTGAAAGTAAAGGAAGAAACTATTGAAGAGGAAAAATATAAACAAAACGATATAAAAGTAATAGCTAAGGACATCCAGTTAGTAGCTAAAAAACTTTTAGGCGTTGAAATAAAGGTAGATTAATATGTATACATTTTATACTGACAAGCCAACTAATTTTGAATGTAATATATCATTGCAGGGAGCTAAATTGAGTAAATCTAAAGCTAGACTAGTATTGGAATCTGATGATGTTAATTTCATATTCTATGGTACTATTGATACCAGCGGTAAATGTATTATACCGGTATCTAGACTACGTAATCGTTTAGATGAGAATACGGTGGGCAAGGCTAAGTTGGAGGTAATTGCAGAGGATACATATTTCGAGCCGTGGGAAGATCAATTTGAAATTAAAACAAATAAAAAGGTTACTGTAGAAGTTAAAAATAATTCCAAACCCCCTATAGTAGAATCTACTGATAAAAAGGTTAAAGTCGCTGTAAAAAATAATTCTAAGATAGATCATCTTTCAGGCAAATTTATTTCTTTATTAGAACATTTTGATATAAATGCAATGAATATTTCTAAAAAGAAAAATGAATTGCGAAGAATAACGGAAAAATTTCAGCGAGAATTTGGATTGACCGAACCACAAAGAAAAGAATTGATTGATATAGTAATTACGAAATTATTAAAATAAGTTTTTAAATGTTAGCTGATAACCTTACAGGTCAATATGTCAGTGATACCTTTCGAAAAATACTTCAATTATCGGATAATGGTAATTACGTTACGGACGGTACCGGATCTATAGTAAATATATTACCTATTACAGCTTCGCACGTAGTGGGGGGAACTTCCGGAGTAACGATCAATAATAATACTAATAATAACTTAATTACAGCTACCGGACTTTCGGGTACGTTAAACGGTGAATCTAATTTAACATTTGATGGGTCGACATTAACGGTAGTTGGAAATGTATTAGCAAATTCATTCACCGGTTCGTTGTTTGGTACGAGTAGTTGGTCTGTAAGTTCTAGCGTAGCAATTACTTCTTCTTTTGCAACTAGCGCAAGTTTTTCAACCACAGCCAGAACATCATCCGCGGCCGTAATAACGACTACTACACCGAGTTCAGGTCCTTGGTACCCAACATTTGTTGTAGGCACTAGTGGAAATTATCCCTTAATCGTAAATGCTCCCTTTTCATATAATCAAGTAACTAATGTTTTAACGGTTACTTCTTCATATGCTTCTCAATCTTTATCTTCTAGTTATGCTGTTACTGCTTCTTATTCATTAAATACTCAAGCGGGTGGATTAAATAGAAATATCCAATATAATGGTAATGGAATACTTGCAGGGGAAAATTCATTTAATTATAAAACGGGGGGATCTGATTCTGAGCGAATTTTAGAATTCACAAATGGAATTAATTCTGCGCCAGATAAAAGTCCGTATAAATCGGGAATAAATTTAATTTCCAATGCCAATGCGGCGAGTAGTACATTTAATTTCGTTAATACAGTGTCTGTATCAAAAAAATCTAGCGAGGTAGCCTTCATAGTAGATTTGAACGATTTCGTCATTGGTGCGGTTTGTCAGTATACTATTTTCGATCCACTTAACACGGTCAATTCAGTTAGAACGGGTACTTTGCAAATATCATTTTTGGATTGGGGAAATACATTATTAAATGATTTTAATAACGGAGGTATAGGATTATGTGAATGGGGATTTGTACAATTCACTTCAGATCAATCGTCCATTTTAAACTGCACTCGTATTCTAGTAAATAATTATAATGACGGCAATGATATAAAATTAATTATAAATGTAACGACGTTCGTTAGTAAATAAAAATGGCAGTATCATCATCTATATTCTATACACCAAACATATCATCATCCTTTTTGATGGTTACGACGGCATCTGGATATTCCATCAATTCAATCAACGGTACTTTGAGTTCCGGATCCGATGTATCATTTAATTGGGGTACTAGAACCATATATGACTCTAATAAGATATCATCAATTAACTGGCAAGCCAGAGCTCTGTATGATAATTCTGGTAATTTAATATTAGGATATAATGATATTAATTTAAGTGATGGTGCTCGATTATACGGTACTGCTAGCTACGCTCTAAACGGGCCCGGGGTATCAGAATCAGATCCGATATTCGTATCTGTATCTGCTTCTTTAGCTACTACTGGGTCTAATCACTTTAAAGCAGATCAAATTATATCCGGATCAATTATATTAGCAATATCCACCCCCCCAGCTCCAATAGCAGGTGCTTTATATTTCGACGGTACAAATCTATATTTGGGGGTATAAAGAGCTTGTACTGACCTAGAATGCTACTATTAATTACTTCCCTATATTTATAGATAAAATGCTTTGACGGTATTCTATGGAATATATAAATATATGTACTAAATGTGCATTATCCTTATTAGAGGATATTAAAGGTGGAGTTTTTGGTGATATAACTGAAGCTGAATACCGCGGCCGCAATGTCCCATTGAATAAACCTATGAGAGGTGACATAAAAAAATTTAAAGTTTACGTTACCAATCCTGCAGGAAATGTAATTAAAGTGAATTTTGGAGACCCGAATATGAGAATAAAAAAATCCAACCCAGCGCGCAGGAGATCATTTAGAGCTAGGCATAGATGTCATTCGCCGGGCCCTCGATGGAAAGCTAGGTACTGGAGTTGTAAAAAATGGTGATATGAATATTTTAGATAAGAATAAAGATATTGAGTTTGTAAACTTTAATCCATCGCAATATATAGCGGAAGAAACTGATAAAATACAAATTTTTTTACATCATACTGCTGGAAATTCAAATCCATATAAAGTATTTAAAGATTGGGAAACCAATCCTGAAAGAATAGCTACTTGTGTTACTATAGCCGGCATACCAAATAAACTAGATACGTTTAAAGATGGTCAAATAGTTCAAGGATATTCATCTAAATATTGGGCATACCATTTGGGTCTAAAGGAGTCTACATTTTATAAATTTAATTTACCATATAAATCTTTAGATAAAAAATCAATTGGAATAGAAATCTGTAACTGGGGTCAGGTAACTAGAAAAAATGGTAAATTTTACACCTGGGCCAATACAGCTATCCCTGATGAATATGTAATTACTTTACCAACGCCATTCCGCGGATATAGATATTTCCACAATTATACTGATGAGCAAATAATTTCAGTTGAAAAATTATTAAGATATTGGGGTGCCAAATATAATATCCCGCTATCATTTAATCCTGAAATGTTCGAGGTAAATACGAAAGCGTTACGCGGCGCGCCTGGAATTTGGGCCCACGTATCAGTTAGATATGATAAAGTAGACATTTATCCGCACCCTAAATTAATTGAAATGCTAAAATCATTGTAATTATTTTTGATCTTAATTATCATGATTTCTGCAATTCAAAAGTGGATCGAATATATTCAAATACCGCAAAGTAATTTAGACAATTTTCCAGTATGTCCGTATGCTAAATCCGCTATTGTAAATAATAAAATACAAATATTAGAGTTAGACACTTTAATACCTGTCGTTGATATTATTGATTCTATTGATATAGAACGATATTGGGTGACAGTTATATACTTTAAAGATTATGGTTATTATACTATAAAGGAATTATCGAATTTAACTTATGATCTAAATCAAAAATTTAATATAAAGGATAAAATTATATTAGATAATGATCCTAGAGAACCTTTTTATATAAATGGAGTTAAAACTACATTTGATTACTGTTATTTACTTTTAGTACAATCTTTATCCGATTTAAATCAAAAATCGGATTCATTGAAACGGACTACATACTATAAATTTTGGAGCCAGAAGGGTTTAGATGCAGTAGTCAATTGGAGAACTAAATAATAGATTTTTCTTTCTAGATATTTATTAAAAATAATAACTAAACTCAGTGGCATTATACGACTTAGCTGGTAGACGTTTACAAGATTCATACCAATTCGTAACACAGGTATCTAAATCATCGATTAGTCCCGATATGTGGTCTTTCGCAGATGGTTTGGGTAACCCGGTATATTGGTTTGACGGTACCGCATCTTATGCAATATCTGCAGGATATGCAGACACCGCCGGGTTTGCAGAAACTGTTCGAGCTGCTGGTATTGAATGGGATATACAATTAAATTCAGCTTCAGCCACCGATGGAGTATTGGGTGTTGCTGAGTTGGGTAGAGGGTATTATAATTGGAACGTAGGAGCTTGGACTTTTGGAAATCGTTTGACCGGCAGCGGGGATTTAGTAGGTAGTTGGTCATTTCATACCAATAAAGACAATTACGCTATAGGAGATTATTCCATAGCTCATGGATACAAAAATATAGCCGTAGATTCATCTGATAGTGTGGAGGGATATAATTCTACCACCGTTAATGATACAGTAACTAGCTTCGGGTTAAATTTTACATATGATATTACTACGGGAAGATTATATTCACTTCAACCCGGAGATTTTACGAATCAATTAAATACGATTGAATTAATTAATTCATCATATAAAAAATGGTTTTATAATGCTACTGATGATATTATATATGAAGTAAATATTGGATCTATTGCTACATATGATGCTATTAATGACATAACATACATTGATACTAATAATGCCGGGAACACTGATATTACGGGATTGGGCATTCTATATTATCAATCATTTAGTTCGGATATAAAGGGAGAACCACTTGCTAACCACGCGGAGGGTGATAGTACAATTGCCAGTGGTGATGCATCCCATGCACAGGGTAAAAGAACCTATTCTTATGGAGTAGGATCTCATTCTGAGGGATTAGATACTATATCATCTAATTCGGGATCGCATGCTGAGGGTAGAAATACTCAAGCTAAAGGTGATGCATCACACGCAGAAGGATCTGACTCAATAGCATCCGGTTCCGCGGCTCATGCTGAGGGATATAATACTTTAGCGCAGGGGGAATTTTCGCACGCGGAGGGTTTTTATACGATAGCATTCGGAGACACATCGCACGCAGCTGGTAGAGAAACTATATCTAGCGGTTATGGATCTAGAGCTATTGGGTATCAAACTATAGCATCGGGTGCATATTCTAACTCCGAAGGTGTGAATACATTGGCGGCTGCCACAGGATCGCATTCTGAAGGAACTGCTTCTATTGCATCGGGTAATTATTCACACGCTGAGGGTGAGAAATCTTTAGCATCCGGAATTTCATCTCACGCCGAGGGGATTGATTCTAGCGCTTCGGCTGATTGGTCACACGCCGAAGGATCAAACACAGTAGCCAATTCGAAGGGATCACACGCAGAAGGGTATTATACGATTACGATTGGAAATACTGGCTTGCGAAAAGATATTATAGGCAATCACGCCGAAGGTTGGTATACTAGAGCTATAGGACTTGGTGCCCATTCTGAAGGTATTTATACCACCGCGTCTGGGGATTATTCGCATGCTGAAGGAGGTAATACATTAGCTTCCAACGAAGGTTCACACGCTGAAGGTCGATATACCACTACTATTGGTGTATATTCGCATGCAGAGGGTATGATGACTACTGCTTCTGGAGATTATTCACACGCTGAGGGGTCTGCATCTATTGCTATCGGATCTGGATCACACGCCGAAGGTTGGGGGACTGTAGCTTCCGGTGCCTTTCAAAGTGTAGTTGGTAGGTTTAATACATTAGGTAATACCGATGATTATTTTGTAGTAGGAGACGGTACTTCAGGAGCTCGCAGTAATGCTTTAGGTGTAAATAATACTAGATTTTATGCTTCTAATTCTATCTTTTTCCCGGATTTAACTCAAGTAACTCAAACGAATGTACTTTCATATGATGTTAATACTAAACGAGTATTTTATCAACCTACAAGTAGTGGCGGAACCGGCGGAGTCGGACCGGGGATAGTACCATATCTAGCACACTTTAATACTACTAATAATGTTATTAGTAATACTATTAGATATGATGCTAGTTCTAATGAATATTTCGTAGAAGGAAATCGTACTACAATTAAATTAAGTGGTTCTATCACTATAGGTAAAGATTACGGATCAAATATAGATGTTAATAATAATGCACCTGCTTCACAACAACTAGAAATAGAAAATGGTAGTATAGGATATATTAAATCTATAGGTTCTACCCCATATCAATATGTATATGGCGTTGTGATTGATTATGTATTAGGATATAATGGCGATCCAAATTTAGGATTCAAAAATACTGATATTGGAATGATACAATTGACATTAGGAAGGACTAACGCCTCTAGTACGATATATACTATAGCATCTCCAGTTGATGGAACTTGGTCGACAGTATTTAATCCGGGCATTGATATGAATGCATCGGAGACTTATACTGAAGCACCAATATCTACGGTCGGACATAATAATACGTATCAATTTGGTTATCAATTTGATGGTAATAATATTGATATATTTTTTAATAATTTTAAAACGCAATCTACTGTTTTCATAAATTTTACTACTAAAATATTATGGATGAGTAAAAAATAACAATAAAATTTAATTGAAATGTCGACTAATATAAGTGGAATATTAAATGCTAATACAATAAATTCAGAGGATGGTAAAATATTATCTCCCAGTAGCGCCATTTCTACTAGTTTTTATGAGGCAATTCCATTAGAAACTGAAACTATTTATCCGTATGATGCTACAAAATTTAGATTATTGACTTCTGGCTCAATAGCAAGTCAAACTCAATCTATTTTTTGGATTAACAGTGGTACCGGTGGTAACGGTAAAATGTATCTATCGGATATATTAAATCAAGATCGTACGTATGTTTCTGCCAATAATATAACTGGGTTTGTTAACTTAACTATAATATCTCAATCATATACAATCAATAATAATATTACATATGCCGATGATACTGCATATGTATATGATATAACCGAATTTATTTATTCCGGATCTAGACATTCATATAATAGAGTTAGTTTTAAAGACTCGGATGGTAAATTATATGTATACGGAAAAGATTTAACTAGTGAAACTAACACCGCATCAATTTTATTAAATGTAAATGGTGTTGGCGCATACGCTATTCAAATATTTGGTATTGAATATGAGAGTAATACAAGTTCTATAAATGTATTATCTGGAAAAGATATAATAAATTTAAATGTTGATGGTGTTACTGATTATAATTTAGGAGCCATAGCAGGTACTGAATTTGAAACTGGTGATTATTTTATATTTACTCCCAAAACTAATTGGAGTAATAATGAGCCGATAGGCGTTTTGGGCATTCCTAAAGACCCTGTAATAGGTGCTTCATATTATGCAACACCACAAATTATTGATTATGGTACTGGTAGTAGGATACTTTTATCCGGTAATTTAACTAACATAATTAAACCCTATACTGAAATAAATTTAGGAGTTGGTAAATCATTAGTTTTTTCTGTTGAATCGTCTAAAGAAAATACTCAAGTTATAACTACTTCATATCCATTTTCACCATATTATTTAAATTATTTTAATCCATTTTCTGCTTCCATAGGATATGATTCTTATTTATTTGGATATGGATTAATAAGTAAAACTAATCAAGTAGTAGTAGGGACATATAATTTAACCGGATCTAATAGCGAACGTTTTATTATAGGTAATGGTAACCACCCTTCAAATAGAAGCAACTTATTAGTAGCTACCGACGCTGCAATTTTAATTACCGGATCTTTATCTGTTTCTAATAACATAAGTGCCAATGTTATAACGGGTACATTACAAGGAACAGCATCTTGGGCAAATACTGCAAGTCAAGCTATCAATTCTAATTTAGCAACTACTGCTAGTACAGTATCAGTATCTTCTACTAATACTAATGGAACTTATTATATTCATTTTGGTAATTTAACTAGTGGCAATGATAATGTAGAAGTTGATGGTAATTTAACTTATAACCCGTTAACTAACCAATTAACCACTACAGGATTCACAGGCAGTTTATTCGGTACTAGTAGTTGGTCGGTAAGTTCTAGTAGAGCTATTAATGCTGTAACAGCTTCATATGTCAATCCATTAAATCAAATAGTAATTATAACCGGTTCAATAATATTGAGTAGTTCAGCTCCCCCTGCAGTAGAGGGTGGTATGTATTTTGATGGTACTGACTTTTATTTAGGATTTTAATTGAAAGTATATATATTAATATATAATTAACTAATGGCAGTTTGGAAAAAAATACTAGTATCCGGAAGCGGCGTATCTGAATTAAATAATAATGTTGGATATGCAATTACAGGATCTAATTCGTTTCAAGGAAATCAAACTATTAATGGCAATATAACCTTAACCGGATCTTTATTCGCTAGTCAATCTATTATATCTAAAGTAGATTATATTGATTTTACCCCGAATAAATACGATACAGTAACTCCGGGCACCGTTCCTAACCACACGGAAGCTAGATTATTTTATGATACAGGGTCTCAGGCATTATGTATATATAATGGTGAAGCAGACGTCGCTTTAAATATAGGACAAGAGGAATGGCTTCGAGCTCGTAACCAAACCGGGACTACTATAACAAATGGATCTGTAGTAAAAATAAATGGTGCTGTTGGTAATATGCCTTCTATAAGTTTAGCCCAAGCACAAGATCGAGTTCAAAATTTTACTACTACCAATGATATTATAGGAATAGCAACACACGATATAGAAACGGGTACGGATGGATTTGTAACTACGTATGGTTTAGTTAACGGAGTAAACACCTCTGGATTTTCAGCGGGTGACTCATTATGGATATCTCAATCAGCAGGTCTATATACAAACGTAGCACCATCCGCTCCAATTGATAAAATATTTATTGGCGTAGTAACTAGAGTAAACGCGAATAATGGATCTATATTCGTATGCCCGCGCGGACCGATACATTTCCATGATATATCATCTGTAAGCCAATCAGGAAACTATACAGAAGGAGATATTTGGATGTTTAGAGCTTCCGGTTCAACGGGAGTATGGACAAACACAAAGGTTTTATCAGGTAGTTATATTTTATCTGGATCTCTAACTACAAATGATGGGGTACAAATTCAAAGTTTAACGGCGTCTTTTGTTAGTGCTTCATCTATTACTAGTAGTTTATTTGGTACTGCAAGCAATGCTATTACTGCATCTTTTTTACCTATAGGGACTTATAATATAACTTCAAGTTGGGCTCAATCTGCATCACAGGCATTAACTGCTTCTTTTCTACCTGCAGGGACTTATAATATAACTTCAAGTTGGGCAGCAGACGCAGCATCAGCTGATAACGTACGTACTCCATCAGTAGCCGCTTTGGTCACCTTAGGGAGCACTATAAAAGCTGAACCTCTTTGGGGTGGTTTTTCAAACGTTACAGGAGCTTCTTTAGGATTAACTAATCAACGATTACTTCTCTCGCCTGTTTTTATACATGAACCTTTTATAATAACAGGAATTAAATGGATACAAGTGGCCACGGGTTCATACACTCCCAACAATTATAATGGTGTTGGATTATATTCATTATCTGCAGGCACTCTTACAAATATAGCTTCTAGCTCAAATGCAGGTACTACCTGGAGTACTTTTGGTGCTAACTCTATGGGTAGTGCCTCCTTTGGATCCACCGTTACTATTAATGCTGGATTATATTATATAGGCATATTGTGGTCTAGATCAGCCGTAACTACCATTCCTACTATAGGCACGGCTGCTAACACCAATACCCTTACCTTTGATTTTACTAATTCATCTAAAGGATTCTGTTTTACTGACGCCAATACTTCTATGCCATCATCAGTAGCAATGAGTGCGGCCACCCCAGCCGCTCAAACTCCATATCTAGTATTATTTTAAATAAAATTACAATATAATGAGACCGTATATTTTAATCGAACCTATTCAGTTTGGAGAATTACAAGAAAAACAAGCCAATGCTATTACATGGACTGTTAGCCCGTTGATCCGCGGAGCTATCTCAGCCACAGCCCAATGTGCCCTTATTTGGGAAGACGGAAACGGTAATACAGTTCATGTCCAAAATTTTACTGTTGAACTTAATCAAGAAACTTTAAATAATTGGGGTTTAGATGATACGGTTATAGATGATGCTGTATTAGCGTATTCTCCCCTTTTCGTTCGTCGAGGGACGCAATAAAGTTATATTCGTCTATTGTAATATTTTATTAATTACAAATTCCGGATATTTATAGTAAATAATCATTTATTATGAATATTCCAATTTGGCCCGGTTCGAGTAGTTTTGTTTCAACATCAGCATCTTATTATGGGGGTTCTAGTTCAATAGCACCTACTGCTTTTGGTTTGTATGATAATGATGCAGCATTTAAAACCGATGCAGACAATGTGGCTAGATTTTGTACTAGACGTTTAGGGTATCCGATTATGGATATTGAATTGCAAGATGTAAATCTATGGACTTGCTTCGAGGAAGCTATAACCGAGTACTCTGCACAGGTAAATCAATTTAATGTCAGAGATCATCTTTTAAGTTTAAGGGGATCTAATGCATCCACAAACGTTTCTCAGCGAGTTATTTCTAGTAATTTAGGCACTATAATTGATATAGCCGAAAATTATGGAACGGAAGCCGGATCTGGAGGAAAGGTTGCATATCGTTCTGCTAGTATAGATGTAAAAGCGGATAAGCAAGTTTATGATTTACAAGATTTAATCGGTGATGCATTACATAATAGTGCTTCTATAGAAATTAGAAAAGTATTCCACGAAGGCCCTCCTGCTATTGTTAGATATTTTGACCCGTTTGTGGGTACTGGTATGGGTACGCAACAATTGTTGGATTCATTTGGTTGGGGCAACTATACTCCGGCAGTTAATTTTATAATGATGCCGATTTATGCTGATATACTACGATTACAAGCCATCGAAATGAATGATCAGATTAGAAAATCTGCATATAGTTTTGATTTAACTGCTAATCAATTAAGAATATTTCCTATACCTAGACAAGATTATAAAATGTGGATTCATTATATCTTAAAAGAAGATAGAAATTCTACATTATTAGGACCTACCGGATCTATTGCTGATTATTCTAATGTTGGATATGATAATATTACATATTCAAATATTAATGATATTGGAAGACAATGGATTTGGCAATATGCAGCTGCATGTTCTAAGGAAACCTTAGGCAACATTAGAAATAAATATACTACCATACCAGCTCCGGGTGCTGAAGTGACTTTAAATGGGGCTGATTTAGTAGCACAGGCGCAGGGAGAAAAAGAAAAATTAATAACTCAATTAAGAGAAAATTTAGAGCAGTTATCTAGAAAATCATTAATGGCTAATGAACAAGAAATTGCTATGAATTTGCAAAATACAATAAAGGCAATACCATTAAAAATTTATATCGGATAAAATTATGAAAAAGAAAACGTCTAAAAAAGAACAGTTGATCCGCGAAGCTGTTAGGGTAATTATTCGGAAAACCATTAAAGAGGGCCGTACAAAACCTAAAGGTGATGTTGATTATGAATATCATGAAGAACATTTACCTCAACAATATGTTAAAGAAATGGTCAATTACGCCGATAAATATACCTCACAAAGACTTAAATTTCATGTATGGAAAGAGGTTTGGTGCAGCGAAATTAAAACTAGCGACCAATTAGTAAACGAACTTAAAGAGTTTATTCCAAAAGAAAAACATAAACTTTTTATGGAATTGGCTGAAATGATTAAAAATCGATATAAAGTAAAATGAGACTGACAGACCTATTAAAAGAAAAATATGGTAGTAAAGGTGAATATGAATTGCCATCTAACCATAAAGCGGGTATGAAAGTGCCCACCGGAGGGTCTTGTTGTGCTAATTGTCGTTGGTGGAATGCTAAAAAAGAACAATGCATTAATGAATATTACATACAATGGAATGACGGGGCCGGTAAAATACCTGAAAAGGCTAATGAATATTGTACCGATTGGTGGGAACCTAAAAAAGATTAAAAATGGCTTTGTTCGGATCTTCTAGAGATATTTCTATGTTTCGCCATATCAATAAAGAATTGATAAACGATATCATACAGACTGAAGTTGATTTCTATAAATTAATTTTAGGTGAAACTAAAGTTAATATATATGGCGAAGCCTCTGATGGTAAATCATACTATATACCCGTCAGACTGGCTTGTTTAATTTCTAGAGAAGATATAGTCAATACTACCGATGAAATGGGAGTAGATACTGACCAAACTTTGATATTCGGATTTTTACGGGACGGTACATTAGATGAAAAGGGGTTAGTACCTGAAATAGGTGATATAATTGAATGGGATGAGAAGTATTGGGAAATAAATAGTATAAATATTAATCAATATATCCTGGGTAGAAATGATGCTACGAATAAAACTATAGGAAGTGAATTTGGTGCTAATTGGAGTTATATCTGTCGCTGCCATCTGACCAGGAGGGACAAGTTAAAATTAACAAATACTAGATTTGGAAATAATAAATGAGTTCAATAATAACTAAAGATATTTTATTGCCGTATTTACTTGAAATAGTAAAATGGTATATACAAAATGGAGTAGAATTGCGACCATTACCTGAAGTTATTATTATACATGATGAAGCTAATGCAGAAAATACTCTAGGAAATACTGGGTATTATGATTGGTATAACCAACAAATAGCATTATATGTTGATGGTAGGCATATAAAAGATATATTAAGATCGTTTTGTCATGAATTGATTCATCATAATCAATATATAGTTTTCGGTGATGTCGATACCGGGACTGAAAATGTAACTAAAAGCTCACATTTACAGCAATTGGAAGGTGATGCATATTACAGAGGCAATATGCTATTTAGAAGTTGGTGTGATCAATTTAAAAATGTACGATAATGCCAGAACAACCTAGAAAACCTAAATCGCAATTTGAAATTTCTTCTCAAGGGAATGACATTCAAGGTAATGACTTGGGTAGGGAATTACAACATAATCGTGCATTAGATGTCAGACGGGATAATGATAATGTAAAAGATTATACGGTTAAATTAAAAGATATTGATTCCGCAATTCTATATTATTTAGAAAACGTAGTTTTACCAAATATAAATAATAATGGTCAATCATTTAAAATTCCCATTATATACGGATCTCCGGAACGCTGGAAATCTGTACGTGAAGATGGGTATTATAAAGATAAAGACGGAAAAAATCAAGTTCCATTAATAATGTTTAGACGTACCGGTATGTCTAAAAACAGAGATTTGACTAATAAAGTAGACGCTAATTCACCGCATCTGTATCAGACATTCACTAAACAATGGAGTAAAAAGAATGCATATATCCCATTTTCAGTATTAAATAATATAACTCCTGCTAAGGAACATTATAATGTAATAGTGCCAGATTATGTTAATTTAACATATGAATTTGTAATTTGGACTGATTTTGTTGAACAGATGAATAATTTGATTGAAGCGATTAATTATTCAGACGGAGCATATTGGGGCGAGCCGGAAAGATTTAAATTTAGATCTAGGATAGATGATTATTCTAATATTACTGAATTAAATGCGGATACTGATAGAATAGTTAGAACTACATTTACTTTAAATTTAGCTGGATATATTATTACTGATTCTATCAATAAAGCTATTGCAAATCGAACTCCGAAAACCTTTTCACCGTTCGCTATTAGATTTACACAAGAAGTCACTGGAACTGTGGATACTAGTTATACTACCGGACAAGTCGCATCTAGAGGAGCATCATCTACGGGTGGAACTGCAAGTGCACCCAATACAATATCTAATTCAGTAGTTTCTTTGGGCGAACTGATGATCGAGCTCGACTATTTAGGTCTTAATATAACTAAAAACTCGGATTCTATATCTGGTACGGATACTGCTATATTTAACAGTGCATCAATAGCCGTCGCTCCATACCCGCTTCCTACTACTAGTAAGGATAATTTCTCCGTATTCATTAACGGACAATTAATATCGGTATCATCTATTGTATCGATAACACAAATAGGTAATACGGTTGAAATAAAATTTGATACTACTTCATTAGGATTTAATTTAGATTCCAATGATACGATTATAGCTATCGGTAAATTTAACCCTACATCGGATATTTCGTTATGACTTATTTTATAAAACGTAAACAATTAGAAACCGTATTAAGTGCTAGTTTCTTTTAAAAAAATCTAATCTTATATTTATATATAAAATAGGTTATTATGTCAAATCAAATCAAATTCACTGAACAAGAATTAATTGAATTAAAGGAATTACAATCTGAATACCAAAAGGTTATTTATAATCTAGGACAGATACAAATTGAAAAACGAATTTTAGAATCTAAAGAAAAAGAAATTAATTCAATTTACGATTCTTTAAATCAAAAAGAAAAGGTTTTAATAGATGCCCTTAACCAAAAATACGGTGCTGGATCGTTGGATCTAGAAAGTGGGACTTTCACACCTAATTCTTGATTTTGGAAAAAATAGGTTATATTTATAATAGATATCATTGAATATCTAATTAAAATTTAACAAATTTAACCTAAAAACATATTATTATGGCAGAAAAATTAGTATCTCCTGGTGTATTTACACAAGAGAAAGATTTATCATTCCTCCCGGTAGGTATCGGACAAATTGGAGCGGCATTAATAGGCCCGGCTACTAAGGGCCCGGCATTCCGTCCGACGGTCGTATCTTCATATCAAGAATTCATTGATATATTCGGAGACCTCGATTCTACCACTTATTTACCGTATACGGCTAAATCATATTTGAGGAGCGCTGGTGCTGCTACTATAGTTAGAGTGATGGGCCAGGAACCATGGACTCAAACGGGTATGCTAAACTTATACTCAGGATCTTCGATTTTGGCTACATTAGCTCCTATTTCTGATTCATATGCAGAAGTATTGGCCTTGTCCGGCTCGATACATTCTGCGAGTGCCTTCACTATCACTAGTTCACAAGGGAAGCTTCCTGTATCATTTACCCCCACTAGCCCGAATTATATAGCTAATTTATTTAGTACATCTCCGGTATCCAGTGGAACTGGATTAACCAGTAGATATTACTTATACAGATTTTTCCCGGACGCAGCAGCAACATATGCAGCTTCTGCAACTAATCAGCAGATTACTACTTCTTCATATACAATGACGTATGTAGCTAATAAATCTTATGCAGGAGCATCGACTCCGTATATTACTTCACAGGTAGCTTCCGGACAAACCTTTGATTTATTTAAAATTGGTAGAATTTCCGATGGCTTGGTAGGTAATTATGATATTAAAGTTGCTATTGAAGATATTAAAAAGCCTGGATCTATCCCAGGAACTGCTTACGGATCATTTAATATATTCGTTCGTAGAGTAGGCGGTTTCTTAGGAGCATCTGATACTGATCAAAGACAAGAAGTGTTAGAAGCGTTTGTAGGATTGAATTTAGACCCGGGATCTCCCAATTATATCTTGAAGCGAATCGGTGATATGTATTCATCGGTTGATATGAATACCGGAAAAGTTACTATGAATGGTGATTATCCGAATCAAAGTAAATATATTTACATCAAGCCGGTAGCTGGATTTGATACTATTCCTGCTAATTTATATCCGGCCGGATTTAGAAAACCTGCATTAACGGTTCAATCTGGTAGTGCTAACGGTAATACTCCGCTTCTTTCATATGTAACCCGTCAGGGAACTGCGGACACTTATGACAAGCGAGTTGATTATGGATTTGATTTCTATTCTAATGATAGTAAACAATTATTATGGTCATTCCCCGATGGTCATGAATCGGTAAGCGCAAATTATGCTTCAGATTTCAACTTGGATTATATGTTTAGCCATAATAGTGCATCCGGAGTTTTTGGTACTGATGGTTCTACTTTCAGTCCCGGAACTTCACTTTCTTCTTCCGTAGCACCATCGGAAATGTTAAAGTTTGCAGTACCGTTCCAAGGAGGTCATGAAGGTATGCCGTATAACAGAACTAAGAAAATTGGTTCTGATTTGATAGGCGGTAATATATTTGGATTTGACTGTTCAACTGCAAACTCTAGTGGTTCATTAATTTATAAGACTGCTATCAATATTTTTGCTAATGCAGACGAATATGATATTAATTTGATGGTAACGCCGGGTATTATTGATAATTTAAGTTCCGGTACACAAAATATAGTTGATACCGCACTTCAAGTATGTGAAAATCGCGGCGATGCTTTTTATATTGTAGATACGGTTAAATTAACTGATAATATTACTCAAGCAGTAGCCAGTGTAAATAGATTTGATACCAATTATGCTGCTACATATTATCCGTGGGTTAAGATTGAAGATAGCATTTCTAAGAAATTACTTTGGGTTCCACCCTCAGTAGTCGTACCTGGTGTATATTCTAATAATGATAAATTGGGTTACGAGTGGTTTGCTCCTGCAGGTCTTAACAGAGGTGGTATCTCTGAGGCTAAGCAGGCATATTTCCGTTTAACTCAAGCAGATAGAGATCAATTATATTTAAATCGTATTAACCCGATTGCATCATTCCCGAATATTGGTGTTTGTGTGTGGGGTCAAAAGACTCTTCAAACCAAAGCATCTGCATTGGATAGAATTAATGTACGTCGTCTCTTAATTGCTACCAAGAAATATATTGCTTCTGCAACTAAATATTTGGTATTTGAGCAGAACACTACTGCGACTCGTAATAGATTCTTGAATATCGTTAATCCTTATTTAGATTCCGTTAAACAGCGTCAAGGTTTATATGCATTTAAAGTAGTAATGGATGATAAGAATAATACTCCCGACTTGATTGATAGAAATATTATGTATGGTCAGATATTCTTGCAACCTTCTAGAACTGCTGAATTTATATTGATTGACTTCAATATATTACCTACGGGTGCTAGCTTTACTAACGCGTAATTAAAATAGAATTATATTAAATTCAATAAAAACTAGTTAAATGAGAAAGGGGGCATATGCCCCCTTTTTTTAATTTAAAGGAGTGTATTTAAATTTTAAATTTCCACAGTCCCAAAATCTATCATATCCATTATTTATCATGTTTTGATATTCAGATATATTAGGATCAAATATAGGTAATATGTTTTTTAATTTGTGTTTTTGGAATTGCATCCTATTATAAACATTATGTTGTTTGAAATAATGATATGCCGGATCACTCATTCCTATAAAAGAAAATCCACTTTTTAAATATACATTTCCAGAAAAAATCCTCCTGTCACTATAAGTTATAATTGATTTTGGATTATATTTCCTTATAAAGTAATGTAACATTTTTTCGAATCCACCTATAATTCCAGTATTTAAAAGATTGGCATATCTAATAAGTTCATATTCTTCGTTATTTGAAAATCTAGGTTTTTTAAATGTTAGTACACCGACCAACATATTAGTAGCATCATATAATCCTATATTAATTTTTGATGTAGCATGTCCTTGTAAATGATTTTTATTTAAAAATTCTTTTAATGTATTATTATCTATTTCTAATATAGAACATTTTCTAGCATAAATAAAATTATCTGTTTTATTAGTTTTAGATCTTAATATTGATTTTATTATTTCGTTTTTTTGGTACCACTCATAATCAAATATATGAATCAATTGTATTCCATTACAACTACACATTTTAGTTTTATTTAAATGATAATTTCTACCTTTACCTCCAAAATTTTCAGAGTGCCAATATAATCCATTTACTTCAATAGCTAATTTATAATCCGGTAAAAAGATATCTATTTCCGTACCTTTAAGTACACTTCTATCATTACATTTTATATTTTCAATATTCAAATCATTTTTTAAAAAATCAATTATTTCATCTTCTATCTTTGATCTAAATTTTTTGGGTATTGTACATGAACATGAGGGGATATATCCACTACGCAATATACTAGATATCATCTTATTACAGTGTATACATGAAAACTTTAATGGATTTATGAAAATATTTTCACGAAATTCTAATTCAGTAAAATGCCTATTTAAATGATTCCAGGAACAAATTTGTTGCCACTTAATTTTGAAAAACTTCTGCTTGCGTTTTTCTAATATAGAAGCACTATTTTTCTTCCAGCTAGATTTTCTTTTAGATATCATTTCCGGTAATTTACTAGTATTATCAACACCATATCTATCTAAATTAGTTTGTTTAACTTTATTTAAAAAATTAGTAGATTGTAGCGCGTGTTCAACACCATATCTATCTTTCATAGTTTGTTTTTGTTTTTCTTTAATAGATGGTATTAATGAAGGACTACGAACTCCGTATTTTGCAATGCAAGTTTTTATAACACCTTCAGCATTTTTAGCTTTTATTTCCGGATTATTATTCGCGCATTTCTTAGAACAAAATCTCCTAATATTTACTAATCTGTTTAAACATGAAAATTCAATTCCACATTCTTCGCATTTTTTAATTATTCTAGGTATTTTAGGTCTTCCCATGGTATTGTATTTTAGGCTCGTATACATATATATATTAATTTTATTTGTAAAAAATATTTTTTATGAAAACTATAATTGAATATATTTATAATAAATTAAACCATTTAAAATTAAAATATTATGGCAACATTAATACCAGATTCCGATATATTCTTTACCGCGTTTGAACCCAAGGTACAGAACCGTTTTATTATGTATATGAACGGAGTACCTTCTTATATAATCAAGAAAATTAACCGTCCTTCAATTGAATTCGGTGATGTAGATATTCATCATATTAACATGATGCGTAAGCTTAAGGGAAAGGCAAATTGGGGTGATTTTACAATGACATTGTATGATCCAATTGTACCTTCCGGAGCTCAAGCAGTAATGGAGTGGATACGTATTTCCCACGAATCAATCACAGGACGCGACGGTTATGCGGATTTCTATAAGAAAGATTTGCAGTTCGAAGTGTTAGGACCGGTGGGTGATATTGTAGAAGAGTGGGTTCTTAAAGGAGCATATGTTAAATCAGCTCAGTTTGGTGATATGGATTGGGCAACCGACCAAGCTATTGAAATCACCGTTACATTGAGAATTGACTATGCTGTGCTCAATTTCTGATTTTTTTACTTTTCATTTGTATATTTTGATTATTATTGGGGTAGAGAGAAATCTCTACCCTTTTTCATGTTTTTTCAAACTACTATATTTATTAATAAATTAAAACCGTTATGACTAAAGTTTCAGACAATTATCCTACAGGACAACATTTATCAGATGAAGATTTAAAACAAGCTCTTATAGCTAAACATTCATCCGGAGTTAAAAAGACAGAAGAGTTAACTAATTCAGAACCAAATAATTTTCATACTGAGATAGTAACATTGCCTTCTAAGGGTTTATTATATGAGGAATCTAATCCATTATCAAGTGGTCAATTAGAAATGAAATATATGACAGCTAAAGAAGAAGATATTTTAACTTCTCAGAATTTAATTAAACAAGGAGTTGTAATTGATAAATTGTTACAATCTCTTATCGTTTCCAAAATTAAATATGATGATCTATTAGTAGGTGATAAGAATGCTGTATTAGTAGCTGCACGTATTTTAGCTTATGGTAAAGATTACGATGTAGAAGTATCTTGTCCAAAATGCGGAGAAAAATCAAATCATACTATTGATTTAGCTTCTTTTGATGAAAAGGAAATGTTAGAAGGTACATATGAAAAAGGTGTAAATCAATTTTGGTTTGAATTGCCAGCTTCTAAATCTAAAGTATCTTTTAAATGTTTAACTTCTGGTGATGAAAAAGCTATTGAAAATGAATTAAAAGGACTTAAAAAGTTAAGTAAAATAACTGGGGTAGATCCGGAAATGACTACTAGATTAAAATATATTATTACTTCAGTTGATGGTAATACTGATTTAGCACATATTAGAAAGTTTGTAGATGGTATGTTGTCTAGAGATTCATTAGCTCTTCGTAAATATGTTCAAGAAGTTATACCGGATGTAAAAATGGATTTCGTATTTGAATGTCCAAGTTGGGGTCATGATGATTTAAATATGGCTATGCCATTGACAGTTTCCTTTTTTTGGCCTAGGGCCTGATTACCGGCCCTTGAGGAATGCCCAGATATTCGATATGATATATTATGGCAACGGAGGATTTAATTTCTCTGACTTGTATACCATGCCTGTTTATTTAAGGAACTTTTATTTTAGAAAAATGGTAGATACAAAGACTAAAGAAAAAGAAGCACAAGACGCAGCTAATAAAAAAGGAGAATCTCCTAATAGTAATAAAAAGATACATAGGCCGGATATAAATAGAACTCCTAAAGCATAACCACTTTTTTATATAGATAAATAGGCATCCTTTTGGGTGCCTATTTTTTTTTTGATATATTTATTAGAAATATTATAAAATATGAAAAAATCAGAATTACGAACTCTTATACGAGAACAGATTAAAAAAGTTTTAAAAGAAGCTACAGAACCTAGAATTTATTTTACGGATAAAGATAAAGAACTGGGAACGGCTAAAGGGTCTGCTGCTCAATCAGACTGGTTAGCTGTAATAAACAAAGTTATGGGAGATAAGAGTTATAAAAATTATCTAAATCCGGATGAATTTGCTGCAGAAGCTCAAAAAGAACCTGGAGGTAAAGAAGGACATACCATGGGTATAGAAGTGATATTACGAAATAATAATCCCGAATTAAAAAAACTTTTAAAGTTTGTACAGGATGCAACCCCCGGAAGCTCTTTAAATTTAGATGGGGATGATGGATATGTAATTTTTTCTGTGAAATAAATTCCATTAATTATTAAATACGATAGGCATCCTTTTAGGTGCCTATTTTCATTTCCAGATATTTATAATAAATCAATTTTAATATGAAACATACTGAATTACGTAAAATTATCCGTGAAGAAATTAAAAAAGAACTCGATGAAGGTGCTAAAGGAGCCGTTCTCGGGTATTTAGCTGGAGTCTTAGTGGATTTTTTTACTAAGAAAAAACCTAAAAAAACAGATATGCCTGAAAAATCTGCTGAAGAATTGGAAAAAGAAATGAAAGATAAGTTAAATCAAAGGTATAACACAGATCCTAGATTTAAAAAGATTGTAGATGATTTAATGGCAGGTAAAAAAATTGATATTTAATGGCTACGTCCCGCAAAAAAGCTTCTAATGTTAAATCCGGAGCAAAAGAATCTGATGCTTCAATAAAAAGTTTAAATCAATCCATAAGTAAATTAGCGAGTGGATTGGATGTATTACAGGCAACATTTCAAAAGTTTTCTGCTGGTAATATAGATATGGCTAAATCAGTAGCCGATTTAGCTTTAGGTGCCAAGGATGTTAAACAAACTTATACTACGTTATCAGATATAGCCACTACTATAAATACAGCGGTATCCGATGCTATTAGAAATAATGAAAAATTGCTCAACTTAAATAAACTTAGTTTAAATTTTGAACAATTAACTGCATCGGTAATACAAGACTCATTAGACAATCAAGTAAAAACTTCATTAGAACAAAATTCTATATCAGAAAGATATGCTAAATTGTTAGCTCTTCAAAAAAATATTCAAGGAGAAATAGGCGAATTACAAAAATCAAAAATAGGCCTATCAAAAGAAGACCAAGAAATAATAGAAAAACAAATAGAATTATCTACAAAACAGTTAGCATCGGTAAGTGAGATTTTAGATAAAGAGAAGGCTTTAGTTACAGAAGCAAAAAAATTAACTAAAGAACGAGACAAACAAAAAATAGTACAAGAGTCTATTAATGGAGTTACGGAAAAA